ACGAAGGGGACGGCGAGCCTATCGCTGGCCTCGCTGGGATTGTATCAATGCCAAATGAGTTTCGCTGCATCGCCGCGCTGCTTAATACCGCGCCGGATCTGATCCGATTGGCTCGCCGTGGCTTGGATTCTCAGAACAGTGTATTATCCCCACCCGCAGATTCAATAACCACACCATGAAACCACTACTCAAAACACTCGCGTTCTTTCTGCTTATCCTAGCCTGTGCGCCATGCCTCCTGCTCTTGGGGGTGTGCATGCCCATCGGTGTCTATAAATACTTCGCACACGGTGCAGAAGGGGCGCATGCATGGTTGGAAAGTATGTTTGATCCACCGATAGCGCGAGTGTGTGCAATTTTCAACTTTATCAAAGAATTATGAAAACACATTATAGAAATGTAAGAAGGCTGAAGGGTGGTGAGTTGTCTATGACAGTTCCCTGTGGCACATCGCATGCACACCTCACACGAGACACCACAAAAGATGCAAGCAAGGTGACATGTGGCAGGTGTATCAAATGGCTACGTCAGAGAGATAACACACAATGGTCAGAAGCCACACCAAACCTACAGGGACACTATTGGAGGAAGAACCCGATGGGCAACACCAAGGTTGTATTTATCACGGATAAACTTGATGTGATGACCGTTTATGGTGGTTTCCAACACGTTTCGGAGTATCCACAGGGCGGATTTTGGGCGGGGCCAATTTCTCCACCACCACCACCAACTCCCCAAAAATAAATCTTGATCTTCGCTAAACTACACAGTTTAGTTCTCACGTAACACAAACACCAATATGGACATTACCATTAACATCCCGTCACTGGACCGTCTTGCTACGGCTCTTGAAACCTATGTTGCCACCATCTCAGGCGGCAGCACATCATCCGCCACCCCTGCGCCTGAAAAGCCCAAGGCTGGTGAGAAGCCCGCTAAGCCTAAAGCTGAATCCAAACCCAAGGCACCTGTCATCACTGAAGATGACGTTGTGACAGTCGCCAAGAAACTTGTTGCAGCTTCCGGCCCTGCCGCTCTCCGCTCCGCACTCGATAGTGCCGGGCTGAAGGGTCGCAAGATCAGCGAAGCGAGCAAGGACGAATACCCTGCCATCTTGGAAGCAGTCAACACCGCTCTTGCGGACGCTGAAGAGTCTGGTCTGTAACATCAAACCCACACTAAACACTAGCCCCATGAACCCTAACAGGTCATGGGGTTTTTGGGTGCCAGCATGTCACTTGTTAAACGCAACCCCACCCACATACTTCAGATCATGGACGCACAAACCACCACACCCGCAGACCCCAACCACCCGCACTACCCATGGGGCGCATCCTCTGCCAAGACATGGCGGGGTTGTCCGGGTAGCATTCACTACATTGCACGGCTTAAAGGCGCTGAGAAAATCCCCTTTGATGAAACCTCAGACTATGCAGAGGAAGGCACGGCAGCACATGCCCTTGCTGACAGTTGCATCAAGGGAGAAATCACACCCGCAGATTTTCCGATTGATGACCGGGAACACCTCACAGAGTATGTTGAGCTTGCCCGAGAAATCGCAGAGTCAAACGGTGGGGATGTTTACCATGAACAACAGATCCCGCTTTACTATAACCCTCAGAAGACGGGCACACTTGACTATGCAGTGGTGTCCCCCGAGTTGGTTGAAATCCTTGATCTCAAATATGGTGAGGGTGTGTGGCGTGATGCTCAGGAGGATGATCAGTTAGCCATCTATGCGCTTTCGCTCATGGCCTACCTTGACCCGGACAAGGAAATCTTCAATGACAACACCCGAGTTATCATGCGGATTTACCAGCCCCGCCACCGTGACTTTGATGGTGTGCCCACTGTGTGGGAAACCACATATCGGGAACTTCAGGACGTTGGCATTGACATTGAACAGGACTACAAGCGTTCACGTAACGCCAAGCCCACACAACTCAAGCCATCCAAGGATGCGTGCCAGTTCTGCGCTGCCCGCAAAATCTGCACGGTCAAGGTCCTTGACATGTTTGATGGCATCCCGGATGAGGTCAACCCGATTGCCACAGATGTTGATGAGGGTGCAATTGCAGCACTTGAGATTACCCCTGAAATCCGCAGGCGGGTGTTTGAGAAACACAAGCTCATCACCAAGTGGCTTGTGGACCTCGTGGATGACTCAGTGACCATGATTGAGCAAGGCAACTTCATTGAAGGTCTCAAGACCATTGATGGCAAGCCGGGCAACCGCAAATGGTCCAGTGAGGAAGAGGCAGATAAACTCCTGCGCAAGCTCCCTGCGGAAATCCGCTACGTTCCCAAGCGCCTTGTCTCAGTGGCTCAGGCTGAGAAGGTCCTCAAGAAACACGACACCGCACTTGAGAAGCAATCAACCCGGTTCCAGAACCGTTTCAAAGAACTCGTGTTCCGGTCTCCGGGCGCACCTAAGTTGGCCCTTGCTGAAGATCCAGCACCAGCCCGCATCGCACCGCTTCACCAGTTTGGGGAAGAGGTCACCGAGGATGATTGCTTCTAACTAATTTCAACCTGATGGGGTGGGCATATCCCAGAAAGTGCCACTGACAAACCGTTAAAAACACAAACCGAAACAAACCGATGCAAGTCCAAATTAAAAACTGCCGCATGTCCTTCTCTGATATTCGTAAAGCATATCAGCCCAAGACTGGTGACCCAAAGTTCACCTTCAGCGGCATCTGTTCCGATGATACTCAAATCATCGTGACGAATGCCAAGGGTGAGAAGAAGACGCTGCCACACACAGCGATGGAGCAAATCATTGAACAAATCTGTAAGGATGCGTTTGGTGGTAAGATGCCACCGAAGTTGCAGCGTTTCGCATACTGCCGTGCAGACCAAGAGGTGGGTTCCCGTGGTGCCCGCATTGACAAAGATGGTGACTTCTATGAAGGGTATGAAGCAGACACGATGTATTTCTCAGCCGGGACAAAGGTTGAGGATGCACCGGATGGCATTCTTATCATTGACCAGAAGCGCAACCCACTCCCTGCGAGCAAGGGCCACCCCGTCAATGGTGACTACGTGAATGCAATCATTGATGTTTTTGCCTTTGAGTTTGAAGGCAAGAAAGGTGTGAGTGCATCCCTTGAAGGCATCCAGTTCGTCCGCAAGGGTGAACCCTTCGGCAACTCCAAATTGGAGGCTACGGCATTCGATGAAGAGGAGTTGGAGGATGACGATGATGACAATGGCGAAGTTGGTGACCTGTTCTAAGTCACCCGCCACTAGATCCCCTAACCCCGTGAACCCTAGCAGGTCACGGGGTTTTTGGGTGCAATGATTAAGCCTGTTTTCACGGAAGAGATGCAACAAGTATTGAAGGCACCACCGGGTCTTGTTGATTGTGGGACGCTGCCAATCGTAAAGTCTGAGGTTGGTATGCACTCGTGCTGGGAAATGTCACAGGATGACTGGTTGGACATTCGCAACAATGGCTTCAAGTTCTATCTCACCATCATGGGGACCGCACACCCACCCGTTCAGATCACAGTTGATAAACCCTACATCGTGAATCAAGGGGCATGACCGAGGACTACTATTCCATTGACTATGAAACATACTCACCTGTGGACATCAGGAAGACGAATGTTTTTGTCTATGTTGAACACCCCGAGGCTGAACTCCTCATCATGGCCATTTCCAAGAATGGCAAAAAGCCTGTGGTCTGGGACTGTCTAAATGGCGGTGATGAAGCGGTGTCCCTCCTAACTGAAGCAGTTGCCACACGCTCACCAATATGGGCACACAATGCACAGTTTGAATACGCAGCGTCTCAGAGGTTCATCCCCGGCACGTTCAACCTTCTCCCGCCACACATTGAACAGTGGCATTGCTCAGCGGCTCTGTGCAGGCTGGCAGCAATCCCAAGCTCACTTGCTGACTCCGGTTCATTCCTCAACATCAGCATGCAGAAGCAGGCGGATGGCATTCGCTTGATCAACAAGTTCTGTGTGCCCCGCAAGCCCACTAAGGGTGACTCTCGCACGAGGATCTTGCCACAGGATGACCCAGAGGATTTCCAGAAGTTCATTGAATACTGTGTGCGGGACGTTGAAGCAGAGTTGCAGGTGCATGACCGCTTGAAATCCATCACGCTTGACAACTCATTTGTGCAACGTGGGTTCACCTCAGACCTACGCATGAACGCAAGGGGCATTCCCGTGAATCGCAAGGCCCTTGAGAGTGCAGATGCGCTAATTAAGGCATACGATGAAGAGTTGATACCAATGTTCCGCAGAGCAACAAGTTCCCCCGGTGACTATGTTGATTTGCCAATCACCGGGCAGCGCAAAAAGCCAAAGACAATGTGGTTGGATGAAGGGTTCAACCCCACCCAGATTGAGACCATGAAGGTGTGGCTCAAGCAACGTGGCTTCACTGGCACAGACCTGACAGATGAGACGGTCACAGTATGGGCCATGCCCCCACTGCGGGACCAACTCACACCACAGGCGCAAGCAGCACTTCACATTTACTCACTGCTTGGCTCCGCATCCATCAAGAAAATCTCATCCATGCTCAGCCTCGCATCTGCGGATGGCTATGTGCGCGGGGGGTTGCTTGTCTATGGTGCTGAGCGCACACACCGATGGACTGGGCGGGGCATCCAACCGCAGAACTTTGCCCGCCCGTCAATTAGCTTCACAGTCCTTGCCTATCTCTACATCTGCATGGGTGCATCCAGAGAGGTCCTAGAGGACATGTTTGGTGACCTCTATGATGTGCTGTCAAGTTGCATCAGGCACTTCATTCAGCCACATGATGGGCGGATGGTGTTGCAGGCGGACTACTCAGCAATTGAAGCACGGATTGCACCGTGGTTGTGTGATGAGGAAGAGACCCTTGCCATGTTCAGGCGGGGTGATCCTATCTATGAGGTCATGTCATCCCGCATCTTCGGATGCACACTTGCCGATGTGACGAAAGATCAACGGTTCTTGGGTAAGCAGGCTGTGCTTGGATGCACTTACAACATGGGGCCACCGAAGTTCCGGGCAACGTGTGAGAGCTACGGGTTTAGACCATCCGCTGAGATGGTGGAAGAGTATAAGCCAAAGCACCACGAGTTTGTGAATCGACAACTCCACAAGATTCAGAAAAAGATTGAGATGGAGTTTCAGAAAAAGGGCAAGCCTGTCCCTCAGAAGTATCTAACAAAAGAAGGACTTCACAAGGTAGCTCTGAAGCTCAAGGGTTGGAAGACGCTTTACCCTGAGACCTTTGAGGAGTGGTATGAGTTCACCTATGATGAACTTGCAGAACGTGCCGTGTCCACATGGCGCAAGAACAACCCCAAGGTGGTTGCCATGTGGCGAGCGTTAGACGATGCAGCAAAGACGATCATCCAGAACCCAGAGGAGTCAAGGACATGTGGGAAACTTCACCTTTACCACAGTGACAAGCACGGTTTCCCTGCGCTCTTTGTTCGCCTGCCGTCCGGTCATGAGCTTGTTTACCCTCGTCCGTCCGTCATCACTGATGAGACAAAAGGGTGGGGCACTAAGATCAAGTTTTGGGGCAAGCTCCCTAACTCATCCGGGCAGTGGGGTTGGTGCTACACCTACGGGGGCAAGTTGCTGGAGAATGCAACTCAGGCAACTGCCGGGGATGTGATCCGTGAAGGTGTGTTTGCTGCGGAGGCTGAAGGGTATGACCCTTTCATGTTGGTCCATGATGAGATGCTTGCCACACAGAAGCCGGGGCAGACCCATGAGCGCCTGTGTGAACTCCTGTGTGACATGCCAGAGTGGGCAGATGGGTTGCCGCTGGCAGCGGAAGGAAGCACAATCCCATTCTATAAAAAGTAATCGACACAGAGAATTAAACTAAACAGTATTAAGTCATGCAGAAGCAGAAAATAAGGATCTTCCCGGATGTAACCACAGTCAGTCGAGGTGCCACGATGCGCCTTGAGAGTGCAGGGTTCATCAACAAGGATGGCACAGTGGTTTCCTACTGTCGGATGAACCCTGCTATCCGGGACCGCTACATGACGGAGGTTGAGGCAAAGCAACTCATCGTCATTGAACTGGGCCGGGCGGATGGCATTGCCCCTCGTGAGGATTTGATTGCACGGTTGATCAACTACCTCACCACAATTGACAAAGAGAAGACCAAGGAAAAAATCAATACCTTCCTCAATAACCATGGGCGCTGAATCCACCATCGAAAAATCAATGTGCCAACACGCCAAGGACAAGCGTGTGTGGACTCGCAAATTCGTCTCTCCGAACAACACCAGTGTGCCGGACAGGATCTTTATTGCCAAGGGCGCGGTGGTGTTCGTTGAGGTTAAGGCACCGAAGCAAGAGCCAACTGAGAAGCAGTTTGATGAGCTTGAGAAAATCCGCAAGGCGGGTGGTGTGGCAGTGTGGGTGGCCAGGCTCAAGGATGGGCGGGCACTCATAGACCTCATGGCAAGTGATGATGTGGGTTCAATCTCACTGATGACCCAACCAAACGGCAGGTTCACACTCGACATTGAGAATGACCTTTTCTAATCATGGGATACCGAGTTAAACACCTTGATTTATTTAGTGGGATTGGTGGCTTTGCACTCGCCGCGCAAATGGTTGGAGGTATTGAGACAGTTGCTTTTTGTGAGAAGGAACCATTTGCGCAAGCAGTCCTAAAAAAGCATTGGCCGGACACGCCCATATGTGAAGATATATATACATTAAAAGGAAACAGTTATGGACCAATTGACCTACTCACTGGGGGCTTCCCCTGCCAGCCATACAGCCCCGCTGGAAAACAACTTGGAAAGGATGATGACCGAGACCTCTGGCCGGAAATGCGTAGAATCATACAAGAGGCAAAGCCCCGTTGGGTGCTTGGTGAGAACTCTTCTAATGTCACCAATATGGTGTTCGATGAAATCAAGACTGACTTGGAAGCACTCGGTTACGAGGTCGGGGAACCACTCATCATTCCGGCTTGTAGTGTCAATGCGGACCACAAACGGGACCGAGTTTGGATTTGTGCCCACTCCAACGCGAGTGGACTACAAAGGTGCGGTAAAGAAGAGATTCCGTGGTTCGCCACATTACCGGAGCAACCTGCCGGAATTTTTGAGAGTGACAGAAGCAGACAATGCATATCCAAACCCGAAATGTTACGAAGCCTTCATGGGTTACCCAGAGGGGTGGACAGAATTGCAGCACTCGGAAACGCAATAGTTCCACAAGTCGCTGCGGAGATAATTAGGGCCATGATGCACGTTGATAAACTTCTAATTGAGAATGACCTTTTCTGATGGCACTGGAGTTCACACCACTTGAGCATCAGGAGATGGGGATTAAACACCTCCTTACTCACGATCAAGCTGCACTCTTCGCAGGCATGGGGCTTGGCAAGACTGGGATGGTGCTTGCTGCGCTCTCAAGGCTCATCCTTGACGGTGCATGCCGGGGAGCGCTCATCATTGCCCCGCTGCGGGTGTCCCTGTTCACATGGCCTGATGAGGTGGCAAAATGGGGTGAGTTCAAATGGATGCCAGTTGTATCCCTCAGAACCCCGGAAGGGTTGGCAGCATGGGGCCGGGGTGATGCCTGCATTTACACGATCAACTATGAGGCACTTTTTATCCCCCGCACATGCCCTGACACGGGCGAGAAGCGGGACACGGGCATGTTGTCCCGGTTGATCAAGGGGACCCGTAGAACACACCTCCCTGTGGACACAGTGATTTGGGATGAGATGAGCAACTGCAAGTCCCCCGGCTCAAAGCGGGTCCGAGAGTTCAGGAAGTATTGGCCGAAGTTCAAACGGCACTGGGGGTTGACCGGAACACCCACACCCAACTCACTGCTTGACTTGTTTGCACAAATCCGATTGCTCGACAACGGGGAAACCTTCGGCACCGTGATGGGCAATTACAAGATTCAATACTTTGAGCCTGTTGATTATGCTCAACGTAAATGGCAGGTCCGGGCCGGGTGCCAAGGGATGATTGAAGAAAAGATTTCCAAGATTGCACTCACCCTGAGAAGTGAGGACTGGTTAGACATCCCACCTGTGAGCGTCACGGATGTTGAGGTCAAGTTACCCCCCAAGGCGTGGACCAGATATAAGAAACTGCAAAAGGAACTCATCTTGAAACTGCAAACAGGGGTGATCCGTGCCGCGAGCCAAGGTGTGCTGGTTGGCAAGCTACAGCAATTCGTCGGGGGTGCTGTGTATGCGGACAGTCTGGACAGCATCTTTGATGAGGGGGAAACCACAGTGGTCACCCACATTCACGATGCGAAAATCAAGGCGCTCAGGAAGTTGTTTGATGGGGAGGGCAAGAAACCCATGTTGGTTATTGTCAGATTCAAGCACGAAATTGCACGTATCCTTGAGGCATTCCCAGAAGCGGTGAAATTCCACTCAGATAAACTAGACGGTTGGAATGCCGGGAAGATCAAGATGCTTGTATCCCACCCGCTGAGCATGAGCCATGGGCTGAACATGCAGAGTGGTGGCTCAAGAATCTGTTGGTTCACCGTCAACTACTCTCGGGAGCAATACGACCAGACCAACGCACGGCTTGCCCGCACCGGGCAGAAGCACGAGACGCGCATCTTCAGGCTACTCGTGCCGCTCTCCATTGATGATGCGGTTGTCAGTGCCCTTGAGTCAAAGGGTGACACTCAATCAGCATTCTTGCAAACCCTTACCAACCTTCGGGTTGTGTCTAACATCAAATGATCCTGTGGCAAGTAGCCACTGAAGCACACCACTTGCGAGCATGGTTGAATACCCGCCCATGTTCTCCATCATGTGCAACCAATCATGGGGGTTTGTAGAATGAATAGGGCGGCACACTAGCGCTGGGCACAGCACATTCTTGAGGATGTGCCCATCCTGCGAGTCTGCTGTGGAGAATGCCTTGATGCCTGTCTTGTTTCTCCGGGTGGACTTGGGGTTGAACTTCTGGTGCAGTGCAGCAAAGAGCAAGGCGAGTTGTTCACCCACCTGTGACTCATGCCAAAAGCGATACTCATGACCGTTCGCACCCACAGCGCCATTGCTCAGGCGAATGCAGATGACGAGCGTTGCCTCTGAGGAGTTCACGAGGTTGCTAACCCATGCGTTATCCTGCCGCTTGGGGTCACCCATGAAGGTGTCAATCACCATGGAGTCAATCCCTATGGTGGTGAGTTTTTCATGCAGGTCCCCGGCAAGGATTGATGTGACATCAAACTCAGGAACACCAATGATCGAATCTCGCCCGCGAAAGAATTTTGTGCGGACGGTCTGGAAGGGTCCGGGGACAATGGCAACTAACGGCGGTTTCATTTTACAATGAAGGGCATGACTCCAAGGAACAAGTTGCGCTCAGATGCCCGCCTGCGGATGAGACCGCGCAGTGGGTGTGGTGACTGCTCACGATCATAGACCCACCGGGAGAACTCATTTGCTGCACTCTGCTTGTCACCAGCATTCAGGTGCTTGAGTAGGGAAGAGATGGCAAGTGCGCCTGTGTTGAACTGGAAGGACACTAGAGCATCAAACTCGTGCTGCTCAAGGTCCACCTTCACGAGAGCAAGCACACCCTTGATGGACTCCTGCATGTCATATCGAAGCAACTCAACTGCCTTCGCTTCTGTGATAGTGCGTCCGGGGAACACAGAGCCGTCGTTGTGCTTCAGCCCAGTGTGCCCCCACCCGATGGTCCACACGCCACCGCCATCATCATACGCCTTCAGAAACAACCCCTCAAATTCCTTGACCAAGGCGATGCACTCATCGCTCACATCCCGCATCTGCGTGGGTGCAGCAAGTGAGTCTTCCCAACGCTGCATGGCACCGATGGTCTTTTTACCCATCTGCCCATCAAGCGGGCCGGGGTCAAACCCAAGGCTCTTGAGTCCGGCTTGAATCAGGTAGGTGTCATTGTAGATCGGCATGATTAGCGAATGTCAGTGATTTTGAATTTCAAGTGCTGGTTTCCCCCACGAGTGTTTGGCATGTATCCAAGGACCATCACTGTGCTTTCGCAATTCCCTGCCACATTGAGTGTGTATTTCTTGGTGGTGGGATCTGCTAAACCAGTGAGCGTGAGACGAGTAACCATTGATCCGTTCAGGTAAATCTCAACCTCATCATTGTCTGAACCCGTGTCCCGGTCATAGGTAAACACAAAATCAATTTGTTGTGCTGAACACACATCAAAGGAAACTGTGCCGCTGATTGGATTGGTCGTAATATCTCCTAAGTGCCAGTCATCATCATCCTCACCGCTGACAAGCCCGGCATCCCCGGTGGTAATGGATTCAGTCCGGCACTTCCGGGCAATTGTGAAGCTCTCACCTTTACCAAATTCAAAGTCCGGGTTGAGCAAGCAACTGCATGTGCTTGGTGGTGGGTTCGTGATGAACCACGTTGCGTCCCAGTAGCCGTTGGGTGCGTAGCAACCCACCTTCCCTTGCCGGGACAGCAAGACCTCTGCCGTGCCGCCAACGGGGACAAGCAGCACACGCACAGGCTCGGTGCCCGTATCGGCAGCACGAGAGATGCGAGGGGCAAGCAAATAGAAGTTCACTTCTGAGGCATCTGGCAGGGTCACTGGATCAGTGGTGCCAAGCAGTGCATAGTCGCCTTCCTGAAATGCCGTCTCAGAGGCGACAAAGGATGCAATGGCACTCGGCCAAGCTGCATGGGTGATCGGCGCTACAAGGATGACGAGAGGCACACCAGTCGTAAATCTCGTGTTGCTCGTGAAGAGTGCAAACTCTTTCCACCGTTCTGGGTTGCACTCAATGGCGAGTGGCTTGCCCGGAGCATTCTTGAAATGGCCAAAGGGTGTCGGGAACATGGTTACTTGCTGGTTATGTCATTCACAATACTCTCAGTGAATGCATGCTGCGAGTAAAAAGCCTGCCCCCGCCCAAGTAACTTCCCCTCTTGGAAGGTGTATTCAACCCCGTCATTCAGGTGAATCAATCGGGGGTCGTAAAGCGCGGAGTCGTTCAACCTTTCGGACTCTCCGCGACTGAACAATTTTGAGGCGCAAGAGGGCAGCATGGTCACCACTAAGAGATAGGTGCATAGCTTCATCCTCAAGGTCCTCAATTTCACTCTCAAGCTGTCGTGGCTCATTTTGTTTGAGGTGTTCCCGCAAATACTGCGCAAGCTCAGCAATGGCCATGCATGCGGCAGTAAATGCGGAAATTAAACTGCTCAGGCTCATGGCTTGGCATCAGCGGCTTTGATCAAGCCCGCCCCGATGACAACGGCAGTGACGGCAGTTGCAATGTCAGTGGTGCCAGTCTTGAGAAATTCAAGGGCAGCATTGCCAACGGCAACAAGGATGGTGAGGACTCCGATGGTGGTGGTTTTCCAGTTTTTCATGATGATGTTTGGGCTAGGGAAAACATCTCACACACAATTTTTGTTTTTGTCAATCCCTATGCTTCCAAACGCACCCATCCGCACCACACCCTTTGGACATGCGGTCAACGTCCCGCTGTAGGTTGGCTATGATAAGCCCCTGATTGGCAAGAAGCCCGTCCTGCTTGGCGATGAGCAAGTCTTGGGCTTTTAGCCGGGACTGCATGAATGCCCACATGGTCACTGCCATTGTAGCGATAGTTGCACACAGTGTAGCTTGGGCACCGATGAGGACGGACTCTTGGAGTTCGACTAGTGCGAGAAAGAAGGGGAGCATTTTGGTTTAAGAAAGTGGTGTTTCTTGAACAACTGGGGCAACATACTTCACGCTGCCATCTTCCTGCGGTTGGAACACTTCCAGATTTGGCACAGGCACAATGGCATCTGGATCGATTACCGCAAGTGCTTGGCGCATCGCTTCATAGTTCCGAAGGGCAGCGGATGGCGAGTCGAATGCATCAAGTATCCCCTGTTGAAGTCCCGGAGTATCCACCGCTTCATACATTGCGCGAAGTTCTGTTGCGATGTGGTTTGCGAGCATTTGCTGTCTCGCGTCAATGTTGTCTGCGATAAGTTCCGCAGGTGTTTTGGTGCGTAGTGAGGACATGGCTTTGTTATAGCTTACGGGTTTTAAGGTAGGATGAACGGTAATGTAAAGTGGGCGTCGTGGTTGACGAGTTTTGTGCCCATTGGACGGACAATGTGCCAGCCGTTGTGACATGCAGAATGATCTTTCCGCGAGCCATGTTAAACACGCTATTGCTGCCAATGAGTTGGCGAGGAAATGTAAACGTGCTTGCTGCACCACCAGCAGGTCTTGTTGCGCCGAATGTTGAACTAACAACGCTGTTCGCCCCTGTTGCAGTTTCAATAACCCCACCAGTTTTGGTTGCGTCCGAAACACCAGTAAATGCAAGTTGCATTTTCGCACCTGAAGTTCCACCGTTGCAGTCGAAGAATGTCGCAAAGTCAACTTCATAAATACCAACCCCAAGCGTCTCGACTAATACATCATCATCCGCATAGGTTGTGTCACTTGCTTTTGACCCGTCCGTGATACGATATTTCATCGTGGTCAGTCCATAGCGGGAGTCACCATCACTAGCGGTAATCAAACTGGAACTTGCTGGTGTCCCTGTTCCGCTACTCGTCGGACGGGTTGTACTGGAAAAAGCATTGATACCTGACAAAGTATTGTTCCCCGCCAAGGATGCTTTCTCGGCATCCAACTCTTCCAACGCACTCTGCACATTCGTTGAAGTAATGTCACCAGATGGAACAAAGATCACCGCCGAAGCTGTGTTAGGTGCTGTGCCAGTGATCAATGCAACCTGTGCCGCACGGAAGTCAGTGGCATTCTCAAGCTGTGTATTCTTGATTGCCGTCGAACCAGAAGACCCACCACCACTTGCATTGTATCGAAAGATCAAACGGTGGGCGCTCAACACCTCAGTGGGCGGGATACCCTGCAAGTCAGTTGGCAAAGCTGTGAGTGCCATACCCGCCTGTGCCGTTGCCAATGAGTTGTAAACCGCACGGTGGGGGACAAGGATAATCGGGTCATCCACATCCGAGGTCAACAGCATCCAGTAGCCAAACCTTTGATCCTCGGTCACTGGAGTGATGGCACCAGATCCATCTACGTAGTTGGGAATGTTACTCGTGAACAGGAATGGGAAACGGGCATTGCTGGTTGTCTTCACTGCCCTCGTTCCATTGTAGTAGGTCACCGGGAACACACCACCATTTGCCAGAGCCACAGAGCCGATTGTCTGCGGGCCATGATCTTGTTCCCACTTAACCGTCCCGCTAGTCCCGTTGACCGTCAACACCTCAATATCCTCATCACGGAACTTGCCCGGAGTCAGACCAACCATGGTGTTGAGACCAGAGCTTGCTGGGGTGCTGAGAGTGGCATTGTGGATCAGGTCAAGACCACTGTTGAAAACATACTTCGCACCACTAGTTGTGTGGTGATAGGCGTGTGTGGCATCGTCCATCGCGGTGCTGTGGACTTCCCACAATTTGAAGACACCGGACTGTGCCACAGCATCCCAAGTCAAATAACTGATGGGTGCATGTTGACCAATCACCCAAGGGGTTGTTCCTGCTTGAAGCGTCATCGTGCCACCCACATTCTCATAATAGAAAAAGTAGTTGGCGCTTGTGGCTCCCGTGATTGTCTTAGTTTGCGCACCAGTTAAAATCTGTGTCTTCGGTGTTGGTCCTGCGAACACTGTGAACGTGGTTGCCGGACTGATAGGCGCAACCGTCAAGGTGACATTGTTCCCCGTGTTGGTGTAGGTAATCGAAACGGTTGACGGGTCAATGAAACCAAAACCTTGGAGTGCCGGGAGAGAAAGGGAGTTGCGGAGGGTGTCCGGGTCTGTCGGCACAATGTCATCAAGGAAGGCCACCGTCCCATTTTTATCCGGCAGCGTCCAAGTTCTGTTTGCCGTCAATGTGGCAGTGGCAGAAAGGTCTCCGGTGAATGCTCCACGAAACCAACCGTATGCACCACCTTGGTTGGCCACATAGGAACGTGAGTCCCCGAATTTACCAAACCGCGCATGGTAGTTCGGGTTCATGTCATTACATGTTGCCTGTATGCCATAGCCACCACCGGATTCAAACTCACCAGCAATGCCATTGGATGTTTTACCAGTCACAGCACTCACGTAACTACCGTTGCCAATTGAGCCAAAACTCGCACGACCATCACTGCCCCGCTTAACGACCATGTTGGCAGTCCCCTCCGCTGTGGCATCTGAAATGTCAGAACTCAGGATGCTTCCCGCAACTGGGTAAGCGTAAGTCCGCCAAGATCCTGAGTGAAAACTCCTGCGGACAGTCTGCCCAACCCGGTTGTAAAGGACCCCATCAAAGTAGAAAAAGCCTGAGCGTAAAAACACAGAATAACTCGCACCGGGGAAAGGTGCTGGGTCCGTGATCGTTGCAGCACCAAGCACTACATAGGACTTATATGCTTCAGCGGTAAAGTCCTCGGTCTTCACTTCCCCGAGGTCTGTGAGCTTCGCACCAGTCACAGCGGGTGTGCCGTTCGTGCTTGGCTGAGCATAGCAAGGACCGCACTGGAAATATGCCAGTGTGATAGACAGGGTGAGTAGAGTTTTAGTGCTCAGGTTCATAGTATGTGGATTAGTCAATGATGATTAGTGCGCCATTATTAAGACGCACTCTGCGATATGTCGTGGTGGATTGGTCATAGAGGGCGAGGTCAATCCCGCCATCTGGATTTGCCAAGAATCTGAACCCATCAGTGGGTCCGTTCTCAAGGGGGACTTTGTGCCATGCTGTGCCATCCGATTGATACCAGTTGTATGGGCTGGCATCACCAACCCGGCAAAGCCGTCCGGGGTGTCCCGGCACAGTCTCGTCAACGGGCGCAAATCCGGTCACCAGCAATGCAGATGTTGGGGCAGCGGTGACACCTGTGCAGGTGCCGTTGGCAAGAGCGATGTTGAGCAATGTGTCATTGTCCAACTCTAAGAGCCTTTCACAGATGAGGTCATCACCCACACTTGACCACGTAAACAAGGTGGCCGGACTGCCATCATTCAGGGCATCAAGAAAGGTTGCTGCCCGGATTGCCCAGTCACTCGGGTTATCCCCAAGTAGGACGGGTATCAGGTAAATCTCAGTGTCTCCGGTAACGGTCACGGTCACCTGCAAGCTCCCGGCAAGAGTGATCACGCCCACTGCGGTTGCTGCTTCCTTCTGCTTTGCACCGGGGATCACCTCTGACAAGCTCACAGGCGGGCCTTCGGCACTTGTCCGTAGGATGGGGGTGGACTCACTCTGAAGCGCCTGAAGGATGCCTTGACGGTTCTGAGCGGTCAGCGCGGTAAGTTCAATGAAGGCCATGGGTCAAGGTTCTGTGTAGGTTAGATATTGCCCATTGAGCAAGAGCGGGTCACCATTGTAGGTGATTGTCCCATCGGGCCATTCTGGTTCCGGCACATCCGGTGGGGATACTTCAAAACTGAGTTGGGAAACCAGATAAAGGTCGGACCCACCGAAGTTGATGAACGTGAGGATGTCCCCCTTATTCTGGTCTGTGGACAGTGCGACACCCAGACCACCCGGTGTCTTGAAGTTGCTGCCAAACGAGAGTGTGCGCCCACCCACACCATCTTGAGCAACAAGCAGGATGTATGTTCCCGGCATCACGTTGGTGGGGTTTGCTAGGAAGTGATCACCCGTGAGTGTCACCTTTGCAAGATTGCCCTTGAAGCAGTTCCACAGGATCACCAAGGCACCAACCAACTGCACCGGGGTGTTTGACACTTGGCGGCTGAACACATTGCGTCCAACGTAGAGGTTATCAGAAATCAACTTGGGGACACCTGTGAGGTCATCATTCACCCCGAAGTCTGCGACATTGTAAAGGGTGAGTTCCCCCGTATCAGCGGCAAAGCCTAACACCATTGCCCGGCGCTCAAAAGGTATTGGCAATTCTGTGTTGTTCCCGGCAGGCTCAACGATGGGGAACTTGATTGACTGTCTCCCCGGCAGTGCCACCCCGGAAATCTCCTGCACCATGAGTGTCAACTTGTCGAGTGCTGCACGAACATCTTCCGGTGAGGGCGTTGAGTTTGGCGGAAACTGTGTCTCCTGTGTCCGTGGAGTGTTCCGGTAAACGATCACTTCAGTTCCCACAGGGACCTCAGAGAGTGTCCGCACACCGTCCACATCAACTGTGAAGCCAACTGTGGCAACCCCGTCAATCAGCACAAACAGGTCATCATCCCGGTCCCGCTCAATGGCAATGGGGTAGGGGACTACTGTGGACCCGTTCCCGTCAAAGCGTTCAATTGAAATTGTGCTGGTAATTGGCATGGCTCTTGGTTTTGAGAGTGCCAGCCTGTCCCGTTGGGTTCAAGGTTATTTTTTGGGGGCCAATTCTTTTGCTTGCCTTTTCCATTCCGCGAGCTTTTCAGTGGGCACTTTCTTGGTTTTGAATGCTGTCAAAGCCTCTTCAGCGATGTCCACTTGCATCTCATTGAGTGCCCGGCGCTCATCGGTCTTGACCTCAAGTTTCTCCAGATCAGAAAGCACAGACAGGAGTTTAGATGCATGACGTAGCACGGCACGAACATCCTCTTCCTCTTTGGTTTCTTCGCCCACACTCCGGTTGGAATTTGCCCAGTCCAGTGCGTCATAGAACTCAGTGATTGGTTTGGGGGCCAACGGCATTTTCCCTGTGGATTGAAATAGAACCCCGACAACTGGAATGTCTGATGGTTGACGCTCACGCACAACCCCATCTTCACCAACTGGTCCGCGCCCGATGAGGGAAACCAAGTCAAGTCCTGCACCACCTGTGAAGCCACGAATGGCGTGGTCAATCATCCGGGGAGAAGCATTGAAGATTTCACCCAGCTTGATTGAAAAGGTTGTGCTGTTCGGACCATACTTCAGGTAGTCAAAATCCTCGTGAGGGTATTTCATCTCTTCACCCCTCGGGATGATTGGACGATCAAAGAAAAAGTCCTTGTTCGCAAGCATCTCAGTTGGGGTCTTTATGATGACCGGGGCGGACGGGATCACAGCACGCATGAACTGCTTTGCCCATGCGAGTGCTTCAGCGGGGTTCTCAGCGTAAAGAGCATCTAACATGGCAACTGGCATGGCCATGAAAAATCCATCCACTTCAAAGGCTCTTGGGATTCTGATGAGTTCATCACCAACCGGGAAGTAAGTGTAACGATACTTCTCCTGCATGCTCATGCGTTTCCACCAGTCCTCATCCTTGAACTGTGTCCACAGGGTCACAGCAAGTGCAGCTTTGTAGGTGCCAACCAGCATGAACTTTGCAGGATTGGCCTTGAGTGCATCAATGTGGGACCGGACACCTTGAATCTGAGCATTTGAGAATGGCAAGATTTGGTTGAGCCACCGCATTGTGTTGCCTGCCGAAGTGAAGTTGGCAGTGACCTGCTTTGCCGCCACTGCCAACTTGGTTGCAATCTCAGGGGTGAGTGGCATGGTCTTTGGGTCCCAGCCAATCTGTTTCGCAATGAGTTTCATCTCAGTGATGCGGGTGGCACTTTCCGCATATTGGAACACATCACGGATGTATTCTAAGATGTTCGCAGGGTGAACATATTTGATGACCTTACCTTGAAAAAGACGCTGTGCCGCGAGGTCTGTGTGCCGGGTATCTGCACCAAGTGGTGTAGACATCTCAAGCCCTAGTTGCTTGTAGATTCTGGACCACCGCGCTTCAAAGAGTTTTCCCCCGGTAAGGGACTCAGCAAGTGATGTGCCCAGAGTTGATGCCCACACAGCAAACACTTTGGGGACACTCGCATTCGATTGACTGTTCTGGATGAGTGTGGAGAAGTCCCGAAGTGGGTTTGTCACCATTGAGAAACTGGCACGGTAACCTGTGGTCCCCAACTTAAACATGCGGTTAGGCATCCCGATTGCGAAATCAAGAAACTTCGGCAGGCGGAAAACATCCATGGACATCATGGCGTTGTAGGCATCCCGGTTCACCTCATACCATCTGCGCTTGCCATTCCGGTAAACTGGAATGATCGGATTTTCAAGGTTGTTGGGTGGGTTGTATGCTTGACTCCAGAACGTGAGCATTTTATCCGCTTCGCCTGCATCCTCAATAGCTTCCTTGAGCATCGCTGCGGCTTCACCCGCTTGCTCATCGTCAAGTTGCCGGGTGATCTCATCAAGCGCATCAACGACAGTCCTGTGCGCTGCGGGGACCCTATCCGGGGAAACCTCAAAGGCTACGTTACCCATGCCGGGGATGTTGCTCTTCTCGACAACATTCAAAACTTGCTCAAGGACGGCACGTTGGTGTGCGCGGAGAATGATTTCACGGGCTTGGGAAATCATTGGTGTGAATGGGTCCTTGATCCTGCGAGTTGACCCTTTCAAGCCCTTGATCAGTTTGCCTGTGGCAGCACCGGGGGTGCGTGTTTTGTATGCTTGGTCAAATGCCTGAAACTCCCTGAAAAGTGGGATGTAGTTTCCGGGGTCCACCTCACGAATCTTGCGGACCACTTCAGCAAAGTCAGCACTCGACTGTGCCGCATACTCAAGCACAGCGTTGTTCCAATCATAAATCTTGGATGCTGTGACCTCAAAAAGTGGGGAGTTCAGTTCATTGTAAATCTTGACAGCATCATCAATGGACATGCCCGACTCCCGGCCCTTGCCATCCTGTGCAAGTGCGATGGTCCGTTTTGCCCACAAGTAAATTGTAAACTCGTGCCTCTTGTTCTTGATGGGGTCCAGTATGGCTTTCAAGCTGGTGTTGTAGCCCATGGCATTCCCTTGGAAATCAACCATGCCCTCTTCAACCATGAACTTAGCAATGGCATCATGGGCCATGGAAAATCGCGTGGCTGTGAGGAACGGGTTTTCCCCCGGCATGTTCATCTTGGCTTTTGGGTTGCGCTGCAACTCGTCAAAGAACTCAGCCTGAGCTTGCTCATAAATGCGCTTCAGCGGGTAGAGTGCATCAACAAAATTATCACTCAGCTTTCCGAGTGCATCCAACGTGTCACCTGCGATTTTCTTTATGGTCCCTTCAGGGTAAGCGATATTTCCCTTTGCACGTAGAATCGCGCCTTGCCCGGCGTAGAGCTTGGACTTTTCCTGAACGTCATTGATTGCCTTCTGCAACTTTGGATTGTGCTTCAGCACGTTCTCATTGAACCAAGCATGCGTCTGTGGCGCTTCAACCCCCATGTTGTGTGTCCCTTCAAAGAGCATGCGGATATACTCAGCAAAACCCTCTGACATGGTAGTGTTTCTCGGTGCCCGCCCTTGATAGAGACGATTGCCCAAAGTATCAAGCTCCCGTGCCAACTCTGGTGAGGCATTGCGCACTTTCATCCATTTGTTGTCACCGATGCCTCCGGGCAAAATCTGGTCCTCGATGGCGTGTCCTACCTCGTGTGCAACCGTTGTGAAGTTGTCCGCTTTTTTCACACGGATCATCCGTGCTTTGAGGTAGTAAACACCCCGTGCATTCTTGCTCACTTTTCTTCCACTGAAGCGGACGGGTGTGCGGCTCCCGAGCACTTGCAGGATCTTGGTAACTGCCTTGGTGACCTCGGGATGACCAATAGGCTTTGTTGCGCCCACAGTGTTGTCAGGAGTCATCTGAAAGCGTAGCGGCTCACCAAACATCGAAGACCCAAGGGAAGTCACAGCGGGCGGGTTTGGGTTGTTGAGTGCATTTGTTGCTCGTGCTGCTTGCCCACTTGTGTCCTTCTCTGCTTTCCTTGTCTCGTTGCGTTGCTCAAGGATTTGGGGATCACTGGTTGTCTCAGGGTCCAAAGCTGCACTCACCTCCGGGGCAAGTTGCGCAACCACTTCGGCAACCTCCTCCGGTGAACGTGCTTCCACAGCCTTACCATTGTGGGTCACTGTAAAGTTCCCATCTGGGTTGGTGTGCATCGTCACGCCAAATTTCTCAACGGGGTTGCCGAAAGATTCAGTCTGGGTCTCCGCATCCGACATGGTTGCGGTGAACTCACTGTGGTTCTCCTGAAGGAAATCCGCTTTCTGTTCAGGAGTCATGGACCGCATTCTGATAATGTCAGACTGGGGCACACCGTATTGCGTGAGCATGTCCTCATTTGCCAACACCTTCAACGCTTGGCTTGTTTCAAGGTAGTCAAACACCTTGCGTCCACCCATGCCAAAGAGAACCAGAGGCATCATAGCAAATGCTGTTTTGGGTGCACTCTTAATGATGTTCGTGAGGTCCCCCTCTTTACCGAACAACTTAATGTCCGGCATGTCCTCATCCGCAGCATGATAGAATGCTGCCGTGATGGGGAGCGTTGCATCTTGGCTCAACTCCTCAATGGTCTCAAAGCCCATCTTGGAGAAGAATTTACCCATCGTGCTTTTCACTGCGGGCATCTTCCCAAACAGGATCTTACCACTCATGCGGTTAAGTGCAGCATACGCCACACCTGCCGCCATTGCTGCCCCATCAAGTTTGCCCCAGTCCGCATCAGGAAACCTAACACGCAACTGGTCCATGTTGCGCTCTTTCTGTGCATAGGCGACGATGGGAATTCCTGCTGCGGTCATGGATAGTCCCATTTCGGGCAATGAGCGAAGAGTGCCATAGGTCCAGAAATCCGCAAAAGCATTTGCTGTTGTGCTGCTTGTGGTCCCCCGGACTTTAGCCACCTCATCACGCCAGTTCATCAAACGTGTGCCGTATGCAATTCGCATGCTGTCCTTTTGAATCTTGTCGAGTAATAGCTTTTTCTCTTCGGGTGATACTGCAATTGGTTTTTGCAGGTTTGGATTAGCAAATATTTTTGCAACACCCACAACCCCCTCAACCTCCGAGCGGATTTCAATGTCTTTTTTAGAAACGCCTATTGCTAACAGGTTCTCGGGAACTGTTACGGGGATTTCACGATTCAACATTTCCTCACGTTGCTTGAGGACGGGACTAAACTGCCCCCGTGCTGTGTTCTTAAATAGGTCCTCAACCCCCCTAGAAAGGCTCTTGCCCATCTTGTTCATGGTACCATCAACATCCTGCCCGTGAGCTTTTGCTGTTTCTGCCATAATCGCAACGGCAATGCCAAACTCATCTTTCTTGAGCTTTGAAAAAGCTGTGAGCATGTCCTCACCAGCCTTGAAAGGTGGGGCTTCAAACTTGGGTGTCACACCCTCCTCAAGCGCAATGACATTGAACGCTTGCTGGACCATCGGGCGGATATGACCAAACTTGGTCTCCATCTCCTTACGGTCATCATTGTAAATCGCACGGATGGCTGTGCGTTCATCATCACTGATGTTCGTCACATCTTTATTCAAAAGGTCCTCAAACTCATTGTCCTGCATTCCCATGAAACTAATCATGGTATTCTTCTTTGCACTCTCAACGATCTTCACCCGGCGCTCATGTTTCCCACGCACATCAAGTCCCCAGCGCAACAGGGCATCCTTGGTGGGTTCATTCTTCCCGGCGTTCGTTGCTTCGCGCACCTGTGGCTCAGCAAATCCACTGTCAATTTCTTCCACGCTGAACCCGAAGGACTGCATGGCCTTGCGCTTCACATACTCCTCCCGGTAGTCCACACCCTCCGGCATGAAGCTACTAGCAAGGTCGTAATTGCCCTTATCCCCATTTGCCTCAACCATTGTGGCAAAGGTCTTGTCATCTGCTTCAGAGAGCTTGATGATCTGGTTAGATGCTTCCAACTCAGTCTTTGCTTTTGAACGGGCACGGGCGTATGGCTCAAGATCAAATGGGACCTCGTTGCGCTTCTGCTTGTAGCCTTTGTAAACTTGTAGGTTGTCAATGAGCTTCGCTTGCTTGGTCTTGAATGCCGCAAGCTCAGTGGGGGCAAGAGTTGGCTCAATGCCTTTCCCTTCCTCCAGTTTGTCCAATGAGGCAACGGCAACAAGCTCAGCACTCAACGGGTCCGTGGTGTCCGTGAGTTCAGCGGTGAATGGGTCAATCTCGGGCATAAATCATTTTGGTGAAGTCCAACTTTCAAGCAGGATTTGAGATTGAGTTTTTTCAACCCCACCCGATTGCTTCCGGGGGCCATTCTGCGACTTGAGTTGTTCACGCTGAGACAGGATGCGACTCACTAAAGTTGGTTGAATGCGGTTCACATAGTCCTCAATCTCGGGACCAGTTGGCGGGGTTTGGAGACTGTTGGCCCAGTTCTCTGTCTCCCGCTCAAGGGCTGTGCGTAGCTGAACACCAAATGCATTTTGTGTGTCTGAGAATTTGGCATTCTCAACAGGATAACTCGCAGGGTCTTTGTCCTTCCGAAACTTTGCCCGAGCAACGCCAATTTGTGCCCCCACACGTTGCCGGGCAACTTCCTTGATGGTCTCCTCAGTAGTCTTGCGCACTTCCTTGTTGGCACGGTCACGGGCTTCATTCTCAAGCGTGTCCTCTTCAGTGAAGTGCATGGGGTCTTTCTGATAGCTCAGATTCTTGAGACTGCCAACACCTGTGCGGTTGCCGAAAGCGATGACAGCACTATCTGTTTCATTCCACTTTTTGCGATACTCTTTGAGTGAAATTCTCCCTTCACGGAAGTCAGTAAAGTTGTCACGGATCTGGTCACCAATTGCAAACCTCTCTTCATCGGTGATGGGTGTATCAACTTCAAAACTCTTCACAAGCACGTTGCGCTTGATCTGGGAAATCTCGGGATACTTCTCAAGCTCAGCACTGAGTTGTTCCTTGGTGGTGAATGCGCCACCATCCATCAGGTCCTTCACCTCGGTGAGTGACTTGCGTTCGTGTTTAGAAATCTCTTCATCCGCATCCTCCAAATAGCGTTTCTTCAGTATCGGGGAAAGGTTGTATTTGTCCTGTTCAACGGCAGCACGGAAAGCAATGGGGTCCGCATTTTTATCAAGCTCAAGGTTTGCCTCTTGCTTTGCCCGCATCACACCATTTGAGAACCCACGAATTTCCTCCGGGTCCAGAATGTCCCCGCTGCCAGCAACCAAGGCGTTGGCTTCATCAAAGCGTCCTTGCTTCATCAGGTGTTCAAGGTCCACAGAGAACCCTTTCTTGGCCCGGCGCTGGTTTTCTTTGAGTGCGCTGCCATTGATCTGCAACATGCTTTCCTTGCTGAAGATGTCATAGTTGGTCTTGACTGCATTCACCACTTCAGGAGGCGCGGATTTGTCAATCAGGGATGCTTGCCGTGCCCGCAGGGTTTGCTCCCACTGTGGCACCCACTGTGCAGGATCAACATTGCCTTCCTCAACACTCTGCATGAACTCTTCACGCATCAGTTCCATTTCACGGGCAGTCTTGCGGATGTCCTCTTGGTTACGGATCTTCTGCGCCCGCATGCCCTGTTCTATCAGACCATCCACAGATGCATTCACGGTGTTCCCAAGCCGGGCAATCGCCTGTGTGCTTGCATTGAAAGCACCCGCAGGTGCCTGCACACCAACTGCCCTCGGGGACACCATCACTTGCTGTGGGATCTTAGCCATATTTAGTCAAAGAGTGAGAAGGGAGATTTGTTGCCAAATGTCTGATAAGCGTCATAGCCCCGTGATGCGGACTTAACCACACCACCAATGATTGTGGATGTCCTGTCAATTTTCCCAGCGGCTTTTTGTTGCTGAGTTTGAAATTGACTCATCTTCACTTGCTCCCCATACATCTGGATTCTGTCAAGGCTTTGATTGGTTGCCTCATCAATCTGGTCGTTGATGCGGGACCCGATTTGCCCGAACACGGCAAGCTGTGTCCCGGACATGGCAACCCCGCTTGCTGCATTCGCTGCCCGCACTTCGGCAAGGGTCCGTTCACGCTCTTGAATCCTGCGGCTGGCATTCTCTCGCAGGGCGCTGCGCTCACTCTCAGCCCTCCGGGTGAGCAACTTCTCTTCATACTGCGCCTGAGCCTGCGCGGACTTCTGTGCATGCTTCTGAGCCTGCAAAGATGTGACGGTTTGAAAGACCGTTGCCCCAACTGCTAATGCTGCGAATGCCATGTTACCTTGAAGTTTTGCCTTTGATGCGAATAGCCAACACCGTCATTGGTAGCGGCTGTGATTGACGAATAGTGATAGTTGGCCCTCTCTCCCATGTCGAGTGAACATTTGCCGTGAAGTCCCCACTGAGCAGTTTAGGGGGTTCACCATTCTCAAAACGGGGTTGCACAAAGTCAACCACCGTCCAGTGTTCACCATCTTGGCTCACATCGGCACCCAGAGTGTTGCGGAATCTGATGACCACCTCACGGGCACTCGACTTGTCACCAATGGTGCCTTGGTCAAGTGGCATCGGGCGGATGAAGGATGAATATGGGAGTCCGGCAATTGCGTTGTAGAACGTCCGGCCTAAGTCAATCTCATTGCCCGACACAACAAACTTGCCAACGGGTTCGCCGTCCGCAAAAACTTCCACTTCGCGTCCTTCCAGATGGTCAAGACCATCCAGCACAGAGAACCCGGCTTCATCCTGCTTGCGGACGTAGCTATCAAGGAAGGCAAGGTTTGTGGTGTCTTGGCTTTCCTCGACACGTAGCATGTCCGGTGTCAACCATTCGACTGTCCGCACACCATTTCGGTTTACTGAGATGTAAACGTCATCATCCTCCCCGGCACCGGGGCACACAGCCACAGACTCAATGGTGCCGTCCGTTACCCACCGGGTCCAACCAACGACATTCTGTGCCCGCTCATACGTGAGAACGGCAAGTTCCCCACCTGTCACCATGTAGAGTGCGGAGTCCGGCACCCGGCCACCTGCCATCTGTGTGACTCCACCACGAGTGACGTGACTTGCAAGCTGAGTCATGTCCGCTGAAGTGTATCCACCGTAGTCAACCGCACCCCCCGTTAGTTCTTGGATCTTGCGTCCTTTGTCTTGAAGGTAAAGCACGTTGCTTTGCAGAGGGACACCCACAATGCCATCCGCCACCCCGATGTGGAGTTGCCGCACAATACTGTTGCTCTCCGGGGTAACCGTTTGCCCGTAAGGTGATGTGATTGCCCACACCCCACTGGATGTGCCCACCAAGAGGTTCAAGTGGGACACCAACCAGCGCACGGACTCAAACTCCTCCGCTTCTGCTTCAAACGAAAGCCCGTCATCTGCGAGTGTCCCCATGAGGAAATTGTAAGGCTCTTTGATGCGAGAAGCCCACACAGTCTGCGGGCGGGCAGTTGAGCCACCGAAGTAAAGGCGCTTCTGGTGATAGGTGCATGCATTTGCATACCCATTCTTGGGGCAGAGTGCATCCTCATACCACTCGGTGGTTGGCGATGCGGATTCAAAGTCCTTTGTGACAAGGGCAGTGACCGTTGTTGCCGTGAGAAATTCAACAATCAGGGCAACCCCAAAAATCTGCACAGATAGTGCTGTGAAGTCAAAGCGGTCCTCCGTGGTCCCGGTTGTGTTGGCATCCAGAATGAGGACCCTGAAACGTGCATTGCTGCTTTGCGTTTCTGTGTCCTGCACGAGAAAGTTTTTATCATCTGAGGATGATGCCACCTTGACTGAGTTCCATGTCAGGCCACCATCAAAACTCCGCTCAATGGTGTAGGTTGCCGTCCATGTCCCAAAGGTCTCAAAACGCCACTCACCAAGGATGTCTTGTTCCGGTGTTGCCAACACTCCCTGCATGAAAAATGCCGGGTATTCATCCGGGTCCGTGTCCCCCGAGACAAAATCCGTGGCACCGTCATAGTCCTGAAGCAGCGTGAAGTAGGCTCTTGCACCGACTGGACTAATCCCGGCATACTTGCCAAGCGTCCGGGTGTATCCAGATGTTAGAACGTAAACTATTGCCCCCGCTGCATAGACACCGGAGACCAAGTTTAGCAGCACAGCCGGGTTAGTGATGCTGCCAATGGTCTTCTTTGTGGGTGCTTCAGGGCGGGAGTGTGCCAACCGCAGTCTTGTCCCCTCCCAAGCACTCGTGAAAATGTCCTCACCCGCAGTGATCGTGACAGTTCCGCTAACTGCACTCGGGGTCATGGTGATGATGTCATCTGTGGCAAGTTCCCAAATGCGTTCTTGCCATGCGAATGCTTGGACAGCCCATGTGCCATCAGCATTCATGATTATCTCATACGGCTCAACCTCGGGATGAGTGACAACGATCTTGTTTACCCGCTGTGCAAAATCCAACGCGAACACCTGTGCATCAGTCCAAGGTGTGTCATACTCCAGAGGGTCAACCCCATCGGTGACAAGCACACCGTTTTTGAAGACCCGCATTTTCTGATTGGAGAACTCCAGTGTGTAGCCTTGCTGCCCGGAGAAGCGGAACCCCTGCAACCGGGATGCCACATCAACGTCAAACACCAATGCCCCATAGCGCATCCCTGCGCGTCTTGTCTGTCCCCCGGCACGTAGCACCCGGACGTTCTCCGCAACCTCACAACCCATCTGGGTCTTCATGAGGTCCGGCCTGCCTGCCATCTCATCCGATAGCTCCCCGGCGTTCAGTGCAAATTTGTTGATGTCCATGGTGATCAGGATTTGTAGCGGGATTGCAAGAGGGGATCACCTGCCCGGCGAATGCCAGAATCATTGTTCTCCCCGGAGTTGTCTTGCACCGAGTCATAAAATTGGGCGTTAGGCAGGCTAACACGCTCATAGAGGTCCCGCAGTTGTCCGCTCTTGCGGTCATCGTCCGCAATGGGTCCGGCGAGGTAGGAGGCAAGCAGGGTGACCACAGCGGGCACAAAGTGTGGAGACCAGTCAGCCGGGGTTATCACATCCTGAATGAACTCCAATGCAACATGCAGGTGGTTTGATTTGATGTCCTTGCCAACCAGTTCAAAGCTGTCAATTCCCCCGGCGTAAACTGTCGGGACCCCATCCACCAATGTCTGCCCTTGCAAAAGGGTCATCACCCGCAGGCATGCAGTGGGGCGCACATGGGTGTAGGTAAACTTCCCGATGGCTGGCACATCCTCTCTGCGGACCAGCACAGCGGACGCTTTAGCGAAAGACCACCTGTGCGCGGCAAGTGCCTCTCTGCGGGCTGTGGGGTAAAACTCAGCGCAATAGCGGGCAAGTGGGTCACTTTGCTGTGCCGCATCATCAAGGCGGGTGATCCTGCGGTCACCGAGTAGTGCAAGAGCCTGATTGCAGATGTCAATTTGGTTCATGTGTGGATGAAAAAACAAAAGGGCGGAAAAAGCAAGTAAATGCTCTTTCCGCCCTCAGTATGCAACACCCACGACAGTGTATCAACCAGCGAAGACACAGGCAATGTTGAAGTAAATCACATCACCTGCCGTCAGACCAGCACCGGAGATGGTGCCAATCAGGGAACGGCGAGAAGTATTTTTATAGCTACCCACGTTGGAGGTGAGCAGTTTCACGCCTGCACCACCGTCAAGCAGTGTGGCAGCGGAAACGGCAGTTGCCTCACCAGTGAAGCCAAGGGCCACCGCTGCACCTGCGGGTTGGTCAGGACCAACGACAGAACACATGGCGGGGATGATGACGGCACCGGAAGGGACCTTGACGATTTCCAAGGTGTCAGCAACCGCAGTCCCGGCAGGGACAGTGAGCTTACCTTGAATGAAGTGCAACCCACCACTGGTGAGTGCAGCATCCGCAACGATCTTGCCAGCATTTGCTGCGGCAAGTTCTTGTGCGGTGACAGTATCAGATTTGAAATTAGGCATAACAGTAGGAGTGAGAAGTTAAACTTGATTGAGAGGTTTTGGCTGTGGTGAAAGTTGCCCTTCACCACAGCCCTGAATGGTTAGACGGACTCGTCCGCCTTGATGATGACAACGCCCTTTTCTTCCTCACGGGTGGCACCACCAGTGAACTTGAAGCGAATGCGGTCACCGCCCGTGTCGTTGTCACGCCACACGTTGGTCTCAGCGGCTTTCCAGTCACCGTAAGTGACCTTCGACTTGAGCCACATCGGGATGTCCTGAATGTTGTCCGTCTTGCGGTTGGCAAGACCCGTGGTGACCATGAGCTTGACACCGAAGAATGCTTCAAGGATGCCAGTGTCGAATGGCTTACCACCAGCAAAGCTGCGGAAGTCCGAACTGGTAACCACAGCCTCTTTCCAGAGGTTGAGCAACGACTTGGGAGAAGCGGCAAGGCAAAGCACATCAGGCTCATCAAGTTGAGCGTCTTGGCCCCATGCATCGTTGTCCATGAAGATGCGAACTGCTTCGATGATCTTCTCAGAGGTCAGACCCTCATTGGCACCACCGAAGTTCACCGCAACGATTTGCGTGTTCGGAAGGGCAATGGTGGTCATGGCTTCTTCAGGACCATTGCCAACGGTGGCAGTGTCCAGCATGCCTGCGAAAGTGATTTCCTCCATGCGGCGAAGACCAGCTTGCATCAAGCGCATTGCAGCTTGAGGCATAGGAACACCGATGCGGTCCAGTTTCCATGCATCGTCCTCGTCAAACTTCACCTTCTGGTTGAAGGATTTGGGGAAGATGAAGCGGCGAGCGGTCTCCATCTCGACACCGGGCTTGGACTCATGGCGAGCGGTCTTTTCCTCCAACTCCAGTTCTCCGAACTGTTCGATGGTGGCATAGCGTCCAGAACAGTCACCCTTGTAGGTCACATAGTTCTTGAGGATGTTGTGTTTCTTGGAGAGCAGAGCTTTCCATTGTTGGCCGTATGCAATACGGGCGTGTTCATGAGGAGTCATAATTTTGGATAAGTGAGAATTTAACGGTTAGAGGTTTCCCTTCTCTTCCGATTGTCCGTTGCTGGATTGGTCCTTTGCAGGTTTGCCAACTCGCTTCTGGGTCGTAACAAAGAAACTGAGGTGGTCGCAATGAGCTTAGGGCCGGACTGGTTATCCCAAACCAAATTGACTTGATAGGGATAGTCCAACCACAGAATGGGGGCATCCGTCAACAAAAAATAAACCCCATCCCGAAATTTCTTCAGGATGGGGTGTATATGTGGATTTAGGGAGATTAGCCCGCCGATTCAAGAATCAGGCGATTGTAAGTGTCCATTGCCGCCTGATGGTTGGGGTGGGATTGATCCTTGAAAGCTGCATAGTGCGGATTGCTTTCATTGGTAAGGATGTCCTGAGCTTGGTCAAGTTTGCCTTGCGCGGACTGTCCTTCTTTGCCGATGCCCAGTTCCTTGAGTGTGCCGGGGCTAACACGAGAGTGCAGCTTGGCAAGGTTTACCACAAGTGACGGGTGGGTGAGAAGGTCACCAGCTTCAAAGGCAAGGCCAAGAACATCCGCTGCGGCTTTCGCACTGGCAATGGTGGTGTCGTAATTCTCGGCACCAACTGCACTGCGGATTTGTTGCTTGGCAGTTTCAATGGCAGCAAATTGCTGAGTCTGGTATGCCTTTGCCTCTTTCCCGGCTTGCTGAATTTGGAACTCAATGAATGCACTCGTGACCTCCGGTGAAATGCCCTTCTGAAATGCAAACTCAGATGCCAACTTCACCAACTCCGCAGGCACCGTGACACCTTCAGGGAGGGTAGCAGCATCCGGCAGTTTGATGGCTTGAGCGTATGCAGCAACATCGCTTGGCAACTGTGGAGTGTTCCCCGCCTTGAGCGTTTCAAGTTGCTTGGCAAGCTCAGCCTTCTCAGAGGTAAGTTTGGAAATCGCGGACGTTCCTTCCTTCACCGATTTGAACAGGCTTGGAAGATCCTTGAATGTGGAACCCGCTGCATGCTCACCGATGCGCTCCTGATAGTTCTCGGTAAACGAGAGGTCATCATTGAGCAGTGGCAAGGGGGCTGTGTTACCATCTCCGTCACCTCCTCCACCACCATCCTCGGGGACAATGTTGAAACGAAGGTTGATCCAGAATAGGGCCAATAGTGTTTTGATGAATTGCATCTGTCGTGTGTGTTGTTAGTTGTTGGTTTATTACTCCGAGATGCGTCCTTTGTAACGCTTCTCGAAAATTTCTTTGGGCATGTTCTTACGTGCCCATTCAAGATACTCCGGGGTGAGGTCACCCAAGTTCGGGTCCTGCAATGGTGCCTTGGAGTCATCGAAGTCATCAGCGAAGCGCAAGGGTTTTTTGCGTCCCTTGATATTGGTGATTTCCTTCTGCTTGGCAAGTTCATCGCGGAGACGCACGATGGTCAATTCCCGGCTCTGAAGTTGTGCCTTCAAGCGTTTGTTCTGGACCTCAAGCGCTTCAGCTTGTGGCTCAGGGTCCACAGCGCCGGACTGGATGCCCTTGATTACCTTGGCAACCGGGACGGCATACTTCACGAGGTCATCCGTGACGTAGGTGATGGTCTCATCAGCGGGGTTAAAATCCGCGATGTGTTTGTCATCACGAGAAATCTTGTGGATGCCTTCGACAAGTTCAGAAGTGTATTTGGCCATGGGAGTTATAGTTTAGGTTGGAGTGAGATTAACCAGTCGATGACTTCACGGACAGAATCCCGCTTTGCTGCCATCAATGCACAGCTTTGTGGATCACTCACCGCTAGTTCGTCAACTCTAAAAGCTGGTTGGTAGTAGTCCCATGCTTGCTTGAGGTCATCCTCTGCTTGCTTCTGCACTTCAGGATTGTTACTGAATAACCTGCGGATAGACTCAATCTCAGCGGCTTTTTTGTTGCGTTCCATAGGTCAAATCTGTTCGGCCATTTTCGCCTGCATGCCGGGGGAGAACTTGGCAGCGGTCTCAGCGGCAATCTGTGCTTGCTGCGCTTGCTGAGCCTGTTGCTGCGCCCGGAGACGTTCACTGACAATCTGGACCACATCTTGCTCAGACCGGATGACGGGGGACTTGAAGCCAAAGGCGCGGGCAAGCTCACGAGTGTGGATTGCCAAGTCAAACTCATCAACAACGTCCGGGCTGTATTGTGCGATGTTCGCCAATCGTGTTAGGAACATGTCAGAGTTCTCAACCACCTTGCGCTTCAGCACACGGGATAGGTTGGTGTCAAACGAGGTGGCCGGGTCCGGGATGTCATAGAACCCATCCTTGCCCGCTCTCTTGAGCTTGTCCGGTATCGGTAGGAACACACCTGCCCGCAAGCAGATGCCAAACAACCGGGTGGACAACATGGGTGCCAAGTCCGACTCAAAGCGGGCGTTGACCCCCACAAACAAAAGTTCTGATTGGTCACGGATTGCCCGGACCTCCTCTGCCGTCATTTCCTTCTCAACCCGAGCAAGATCCGCCCAGAGTCCGTGGTAGAAGAGTTTCCTGATTTGGTCCTGCTTGTCCTTGATGCGGTCCTTGCCAAGCTGGTAGTTGCCCCCGGTCAACCACTCACGGACCCCGCCGCCTGCCGTAGCAAGGGCACCAGCACGAGTGAGCGTCTTCTGTCCGGGGCGCATGTCAATCTCACCCACCAT